GCCAGTGCATGGAGACGGTCGCTGGAATCTTCTGTATAAGCTGTGTCAGAATACATACGAGGCAGCTATTAGGAATAACATTATTGACGGAGAGGTTCAGACTTATTACGACCTTCCAGTAACTCAAGGCAACCCTCCACTTCAGTCTGTCTATCTTGTTCTTGAAGCAGTCGGCGTCCCTCTAATCAACCGTCACCCTGCTGGTCTGTATGCTAGGACTCAGAACGCAGGAAGTCTTTCCGACTGGATGTATGTCGGTGATCTTAATGTTGGAACAACTGGAGCTACCGGAGCTACAGGAGAGACAGGAGCCACGGGTTTTACAGGAGCTACTGGGTTTGGAGCTACAGGCCCGATTGGAGCCACAGGCGCAACTGGTCCAGTTGGAGATGTAGGTGCTACTGGTGCAGGAACTACTGGGGCTACAGGCTCTACGGGGGCTACAGGAGAGCAAGGAACTACTGGGCCGATTGGAGCAACAGGTATTACGGGATCAACCGGGACAACAGGTCCGATTGGTTCTACTGGAGCAACGGGTGAAATGGGTTTGACTGGAGCCACAGGCTCAACTGGTATTCAAGGTTTAATCGGAGCCACTGGTCCGCAAGGAGTGCAAGGTATCCAAGGTCCGCAAGGGGAGCCGGGAACTACAGGTGCAACAGGATCAACTGGCCCTATCGGATTGACGGGTGCTACAGGCGAGACGGGATTAACCGGAGCAACTGGGCTTACAGGAGCCACGGGTAATCACGGCATAGATGGATCGACGGGTCCAGTCGGAGCAACAGGACTTACAGGATCGACAGGTTTAACTGGTGCAACTGGAGAGCAAGGTTCTACAGGTGCTACTGGATTGATTGGCCTTGTTGGAGCAACTGGGCCTCAAGGGGTGCAAGGCATTCAAGGTGAGGTTGGTAGCACTGGTTCTACGGGGCCGACAGGAGATACGGGTTCTACTGGTATTACGGGAGCCACAGGATTAACTGGGGCTACAGGAGAAGTCGGGGCCACTGGTCTTACGGGATCAACCGGAGAGCAGGGTTCTACAGGATTAACTGGGGCTACTGGAGAGACGGGTGCTACTGGAGGTCAGGGTGCTACTGGTGCGGCTGGTCAGTCATCTTCATTCTACAACTACCAAGCTGAAGCAAACCAAACATCAGGGGTTCCATCGGCAGGTAAAATCTTTTGGAATAACGCAACTAAAACTTCAGCGACAACCGTTGTTCTATCCCATCTCGACGAGTTCGGGAATGATATTGATGTATTCTTTACTCTGTTCAAAGACGGGGATTCTTTCGTTATCCAAGACAGGGGGGATTCAAGTAACTTCCAAAAGTGGGAAATTAACGGAACTCCTACTGTAGTTCCGAATAGCTATGTTTCTATTCCTGTAACTCTTGTTGATTCCGGTGGAACAAGCGAGTTTCAAAACAATCACCAAATCATTTTTGCTATCGTTACTTCAGGACTCACTGGAGCGACAGGTCCACAGGGTGCGACTGGCGCAACCGGAATCCAAGGTGACACAGGAAGCACAGGAGCCACCGGACTAGGAGCCACGGGATTAACTGGCGCGACAGGCGAGATAGGAGCCACCGGAATCCAAGGCGCTACTGGGCCAGAAGGATCAACTGGTGCTACGGGAATCCAAGGTCCAGAGGGTGCGACGGGTCCACAGGGGATTCAGGGTATTCAAGGATTGCAGGGAGCAACCGGATCAACTGGTCCTACAGGTGACATCGGATCAACAGGTATCCAAGGCGCTACTGGGGCTACAGGAGCAGGAGCTACGGGAGCTACAGGGTCTTCAGGTATAGATGGAACGACTGGTGCTACTGGAGCTACCGGACCTCAAGGTGACGCTGGAGCTACTGGAGCTAGTGGATATGTTGGTTCTGATGGAGCAACTGGTGCTACCGGACAAACCGGAGACATTGGCTCGACTGGTGCTACAGGTGTTCAGGGCGTGCAAGGAATCCAAGGTATCCAAGGTGCTACTGGTGCAACTGGTCCTACTGGAGATACTGGCGCAACTGGCGCTGGTTCTACGGGCGCGACAGGAGCAACGGGACCGACTGGTGATTTGGGAGCCACAGGTGCTACTGGACCTGCTGGAACATTGCCAGCGAATGTTATTATTTCTGACACAACTGGAATGACTGGCGCAACAGTAATAGCTAATCTTGTTCAGATTACGCAGGCTGGATATAATGCGTTGACTCCATCATCTTCAACTCTTTATATTATTGTTGGATGATCTTAACTCAGTCAACAGCGGCATACATACAATCAAGTCCAGTTAGAACAATAACTAACCAGACTTCATCGTTCCGTCACTTCATGGTGTATCTGGATACACTGTTGTCGTCTGCGATTACTGGATCAATCGGAATCATCAAGAACGGACTCGGAGTTCTTACTCTTTCAGGAAATAATACCTATGCTGGGAACGCTGCAATTAACGCAGGCGTATTAACGATCACCGATCTTACTGCGCTACCGGGATGGAATACTAACGGTAGATACTCTGTCGAGTCAGGCGCAACGCTTGCGGTCTATAACGCAGTAACAGATGCGAATGTTGTCACGATTCTAGGAACGACTAATTTTAACGCAGGATCGGCTATAGGCTTCGATACAACATCAGGCAATAGGGCATACCCGAATGTCATTGCAAACACCGCTAAAGGGGCTTTAGGGCTAACCAAGCTAGGTGCTAATACACTGACGATCTCTGGCGCGAATACATATACCGGACCAACGCTTGTTATCGCTGGGACTCTCGCTACATCTACAGCTAACAGAATCCCCGATGCGTCTGCTGTTACTATTCTTTCTGGCGCGACAATTACTCTCGGAGGTTCAGACACCTTTGCTACTCTTGCTGGAGCTGGGACATTAACCTGTGGTGCAAACGCATTGACTCTCAACTCCGCAAACTCTGCGATATTTAGTGGGGCTCTAACAAATACAGCGGGGACATTTACAAAGACTGGATCAGGGATTCAAACACTTTCTGGATCAGCAACTGTTGCTGCAAATGTTCGGCTTGATGGCGGTGGAATTGTATCGAGCGGCACATTCCTTCAAACAGCGGCAGCAGGTTCTCGTAACTTCCAAATAGCTCTTGCTGGAGGAACAACAGCCGCGCTAACTGTATCTGGCGGAACTATGACTGTTACAGGATTATTCTTCGGGGAGAATAACGGCGGATCAGCAACGGTGAATGTTAATGCCGGAACGCTTCAGGTTAACGGCGAGACATGGCAGGCTGGATTACTCAGCACACTTAATGTTAATGGCGGGAATTTTATTACTAGTGGATCGTTTGACATCGGAGGCGGCGCAGGAACTACGACAAGCATTGTTAATGTTATCTCTGGCTCAATGACTCTAGGTCCATTTTTGCGCTGGGGAATTGGAAGCGCGACTTCAACATCTATTATCAACTTGGATGGCGGAACATTGACATCTGTGAATTGGGTGAGAAACGGCGGAACGAACACATTTAATTTCAACGGTGGAACATTTACAACAACGACTAATAATTTAACAATAACTCAGCCGCTTATATCCTGCTTGATTAAAAGTGGTGGAGCTATATTCGGGAATGCCGTTACGCTTATCTTCGATACTGTTCTAGCAAATGCACCTAGCGTTTCTGGAAATCTCGTAATGAATGGAACGGGAACATTGATTCTTCGTCAGGCAAATACATTCTCTGGAACGATTACAATCAATGCTGGCATACTTCAATTCGGGAATGCTTCTACAACCGGATCGGCTGGCTCAAGCAGCGGAATAACCAACAACGCAACTCTTACATTTAACCGCACTAATACAATAACGCAGGGAACAGACTTCCCTGTTATTAACGGAAGCGGCGTTCTTATTCAGGCTGGAAGCGGAACTACTATACTTGTTCTATCAAATAGTTATACAGGAGAAACTAGGATCAACGCTGGAACCTTGAGATTAGGCAACGCTAATGGATTTGGTTCTGGAAGCATTCGATTTAACGGTGGCACAATGCAATACGGTAGCGGGATAAATACAGATGTATCATCGAGGATTGTAAATAATTCATCCGCGATTCGTATAGATACAAATGGGCAGAATGTTGATTTCGCGTCTCTTGGGTCAACCAATACTGGCGGACTGGTTAAAACCGGAACTGGGATATTAACAATGTCTGGTTCTGGTAATACTTATACTGGAGTCAATACAATTAGCGTAGGGGAAATGACATTCTCTGGAACCTATACTGCGACAAATGCTGTCAATATCAATGGTTCAGCTAATCCGATATTAAATATCAGCGGCAATTTTACACAGACATTCACTGGAAGCGGTGTGCGTAGCTTCCAACTCGCAGTCAATGCAGGAAATACAGGAACCGTAAATGTAAGTGGATCGGCGGTTGTTACACTTAATGGCGGAATGATGCTTGGTGATAACAACGGTGGTAACGGAACATTCAATCAATCCGGTGGAACGGTTAGCACTAGCGCAAGTGGAACTTGGTTGGCTGGGGCTGTCTGCTTGTTGAATGTATCAGGAGGAACTTTCACAACACCCGGCATTGAGTGTGGTGGTGGAACTGGCGCTTCGACAGTAACCGTTTCTGGAACAGGAACAATCAATTCGGGTAGCCTTATTCTAAATCGCGGAAGCAGTGCTGGCGTATCTGCTGTATTAAATGTAAATGGAGGAACGCTAACAACTACTGGCGTAACGCATGTTACTACCGCCAGACCAGCAACCATAAATTTCAACGGCGGAACATTTACAAGCCTCAATACAATGACGATACCTTCAACAGTATCGTGCGTTGTTAAGTCCGGTGGCGCTATTCTTAATTCATCCTCTGGGCAGCTTAATATTCCAAGTGCGCTTACTACAGACGGAACGGGTGGAGGACTAGTAAAGCAAGGCATAGGAAGCGTATCTCTTACTGGCGTTAATACCTATACAGGATCGACATCAACCCTTACTGGAAACCTAATCGTTTCTTCCGCTTCGTTCCAGACAAATACGGGAAACAAGTGCAACCAAGTTACATTCACGAATACATCCGTTACTGCAAACTTTACAATCGCTCCAACAATCGGCGACACATTCAAGTTCTTTATCGGCTCAACAGTGCAGACTGGATTATCTGTCACGCTCACAGGAACTGGCGTTTCTGGTCGCTCTGGAACATACGATTCGTCCACATCTACTCTAACGATTACCTGAAATAATTATTGAATATTGTTAAACAATTAAATTATGTTCTCTTAAATGAATTTCGATCCTCAGTCAGCTCCACATCACCCCGGTATTATGGGTTCTCTAACAAGCCTTCTAGCAGTTGCTATCTCTGTTCTTCCGCATGTTGAGCAGTGGCTACGGATTACATCTCTTGCATTCGGAACAATTGCGGCGATAGTTTCTATTATTGTTATGATAGAGAAGCGTAACAACGACAAAAAAGACAAATGAAAACACTACTTGTTAAAGCTATCTCCGCTATTACCGGAGCATCTAAATCAGTTATCGAGTTCATCATTCCGATCCTCCGCGACTCGGCTGCATCTCTTCTAAAAGAACTGCTTCCTATCGCGCTGGAAGTCGTGTCTTCACTGCTCACTTCGGATAAAAGCGGTGACGAGAAGCGCAAGATTGCTGTTGAGAAAATTAAGGACGCTGCAACCCGCGAGGGAATCAACGCTTCCAACCGCGCAGTCAACCTCGCTATCGAGCTTGCTCTTGCAAAGCTGACGGACAAATGAACGAAGAGAAGGCATGGTGGCAGAGCAGGACGATTATCGGAATCGTCGTTATGCTACTTGCTCAAGTCTTGAAGTGGCTCAATGTTGATATAGTCAACGAGGAGTTGACCGACATCGTTACTCTAGCAATGGAAAGCATCGGTGCAGGATTGGCTATTTACGGGCGCGTAAAGGCCCGTAAAACGATCCGTAGGACTAAGCCGGGCGGTGAGTTTAATCCGAACGCAGAAGTGCGTAAAGCCAAGCCTGCGCGTAAAAGAATCTTCGGCGTATATCTTCTGTTCATCTCCGCGCATTGCAGTGCGATTGCCTATCCTTCGCATGTGTGGTATGAGAATCCGATTAAGGTAACGCCAATCGTTGACGACAGACCGTTCTTGATTCGCTTGATTGATAGCTTGTGGATCAGCGTTAGCGTTCTTCCAATCAAGGGCGAGATTAAAGGCTCCGCTGATTTCTAGAATGGCTACCGAGGCAGAGAGACTGGAGATGGGAGACTTCATTTTGAAGTCCGAGGCTCGCAAGGATAAGCTCGGCAGGCTTAAAGTTTATCCGCTACCTAAAGCAGATGGCGGCGGCACATTTGAAGTTGCAGGCATCAACGATAGGTATCATCCCAAAGCTGCAACGCATCTAAAGAATCTCATCGACAACAACCGTCATTCACAAGCAGAGAGCTTCGCAAAGAAGTATCTTGTTGAATACACTGATGTCGTTAAGAACTGGACTGAACTAGCTCCGCTAGAAGCATTCCTCCGTGATACTGCATTTAACCGAGGACCGAAAGGCGCCTTGCGTATCTTGCAGATTGCATTGGGTATTGCTGATGACGGAAAGTTTGGGCCTGTAACAAAAGCAAGTCTAGCTAAAGCAGCAAAGAATGTGGCATCACTTCTTGACAAGCTGCGTGAGGCTAGAGAAACATACGAGATTCGCGTTGCTCCACCTGTCGGAGCCAGAGCAAAGTTTTGGGCTGGCTTGCAGAATAGATGGAACAATGCGTTAGAATTCAGCAAGAAATTTATAGTTTAACAATAGAAACAAAATATATGGACCAAAAAGATAAAGCATTGGAAGACCTTTTCAGACCACTTGGAGAGAAGAGTAAACTTCCGTCAACTGCATTGACGACTCAATACGAAAAGAAGAAACGGAGACCGTGGACTGAGGATCTTCCTGAAATTAAGCTTGAAACCAAGCCGCCTGTAAAGAAAAGAACACCAGAAGAAGAGGCTTTAAGCGAAGCGTTTCGGAAAGAAATGCAAGCGAGACGCAATGCGCCAAGACGCGAAGGCCCATCATTGATGGAGCGCGCTAAAGAAACAGCTAGTGCAATATATGAAATAAATGCTGCTCGCAGGGCTGGTGATGTTAAGAGATTAGGAAAAGCAATGAATTCCGATTACAAAGGATTCTAAATGACATCCAAAGAATACAAGCTGTTAATCCTAGCGATGCTGTCTATGTCGGTATCGCTAGCAGCTTTTTACATGATTGCGAAGCTAGCCTTTTATGAGTGATACCGAAGCGTTGATTAAGGAAAACAAGAAACTAAAAGAGATACTGAGGCAGTGCTTGAAGGCGCGGCAGATTAATCATGTGAGGCAGATCATCAAGGAGGCATTAAGCAATGAGCGAAGCAATTAAATCAGCGATGAAACGACTCGGTGTGTCTGGCGTGAACAAGCCTAAGAGAACGCCGGGAGCTAAGAAATCCCATGTAGTTTTGGCGAAGGAAGGGAATAATGTTAAGACGATTCGATTTGGGCAACAAGGTGTATCTGGTTCTCCTAAACGCGAAGGAGAGTCTGCCGCTGACCGCAAGCGTCGAGAGAGCTTTAAGGCTCGCCACGCAAAGAACATTGCGAAAGGAAAGATGTCTGCTGCCTACTGGGCAAACAGGGTGAAATGGGCCACTTTGCCATTGACTCCAGATTTGTTAAATGGTAATTTCAATTCATGGGAAAACCTCTTGAAATTCCAGCAAATGTTAAAAGAATTGGCAGGGCAGCTACTAAGCATGGAAAACTTGAATTTGCTTTTGAGGTTTGTTGCATAAAGTGTAGCAGAATCAGAATTGTAAAAAGGCGGCAACATGCAATCGCAATGAGTTGCAAGCCGTGTAAAAAATGCTCAAATAAAAACAATCACCCAACAGGAGAGCAATTTGGAATAAGGGTTAGTTTCTTTAGGAAATATAAGGTTAATGCAGAGATGCGATCAAAGCCTTGGAATATCACGATTGAAGATGCTGGAAATGTTTTAATCAATCAAAACAATAAATGCGCTTTAAGTGGCATCCCATTAATTTCATCTGGTGATTTCAAGGATATAACAGCTTCACTTGACAGGATTGATAATTCTATTGGATACGAAAAAGACAACATTCAGTGGGTTCACAAAGATATAAATATGATGAGAGGAACGCTTCCAATTAAACGATTCATTGAAATCTGCAAATCTATTGCTAGTCATAATGACAAAGCTACTTACACAAGCATATAAAAATATCTTTTGACTTCTTAAAAGAATCTGCAATTCTAATACCGTGCGATTCAAACGGCTAACAGTC